GAATTTAATGTCTAAGGAGATGAATATGAATCTAGTACCAATGGTTGTTGAACAATCGTCAAGAGGTGAAAGAAGTTATGATATTTTTTCACGTTTATTAAAAGAAAGAATTATTTTTATTACTGGTCCTATAACTGACACAGTAGCAAGTTTAGTTTCTGCTCAGTTGTTATTTTTAGAATCTGAATCTAAAGATAAGGACATCTATATGTATGTTAATTCGCCAGGCGGTAGTGTAACAGCAGGATTGGCAATGTATGATACTATGCAGTATGTACAACCAGATATTTCAACAGTAAGTATTGGGTTATCAGCAAGTGCAGGATCATTGTTGTTAATGGCAGGTACAGCCGGTAAAAGAATATCATTACCTAATTCAAAAATAATGATACACCAACCATCAGCAGGTTTCCAAGGACAAGCAACAGACATAGAAATTCATGCAAAAGATATTTTAGATACAAAGAAAAGATTAAATGATTTATATGTAAAACATTGTGGCAAGGATTTAAAAACAGTTGAAGATGCTATGGAACGTGATAATTACATGAATCCAGAACAAGCATTAGAATTTGGCCTAATTGACAAAATTGTTGAAAAACGATAGTGTACACATTAGTTGGATATTTTGATGAAGAAAAGCATTTAAAATTAGCACAAGATAAAACTTTACCAAGAACGTATATTCCTAATCATACAGATGACATTATTGCTGTAACTGACGATCAATATATTCTAGTAAAATTAAGACATCCAGATATAGAAACATTAGGGTTTTATTCATTTCCACTTGATTATTTTGATTAAAACAAGTATAATAGTAATATGGCATTAGATATATTTCATTTAAGTTATCAAGAACCTTATGCGGATAAAACTTGGAAATCACTTGTAAAAAAGTTTCCTTATGCAAGACGTGTAAAAGGTATAAAAGGAATTTTTAATGCACACAAACGTTGTGCAGAATTGGCCTATACAAAAAGTTTTTATGTGGTTGATGCAGATGCTATATTAGAACCAGATTTTGATTTTAGTTTTAAGCCAAGTAAATGGGATGAGCATTGTACTCATGTTTGGCGTTGTAAAAATCCAATCAATGATTTAGTATATGGATATGGTGGAGTTAAACTATTTCCAACAGAAACTTGTAGATCTGCAAATGAATGGAGAATTGATTTTACAACTTCAGTATCAAATAAACCTGGAGAAAAAGGTGCATTTAAGGCAATGCCAACTATTAGTAATGTTACGGCATTTAATACAGATCCTTTTAATACTTTTAAATCAGCATTCAGAGAATGTACAAAATTAGCGGCAAAGGTAATTGACAAGCAAAAAGATCATGAAACAGAACAACGTTTAAATATATGGTGTTCAGTTGGTAATGAAAGAGGCTTTGGTGAATATGCAATTGCTGGTGCTATTGCTGGTAGAGAATATGGCGAAGCAAATAAAAATAATATGGAGGCATTAAGCAAGATAAATGACTTTGGATGGCTCGAACAACAGTTCAACAAAATCCAAATCTCGTCTAGAGACGCACGAACTATTAGATAGATTTGAATTATTGTATGATAATGTAGATGAATTAAAAGATTTAAGACGTGCAGTTTTAGATCAAGATTTATCAAGTATATTCCGTTTGATTGGTACAAACACAAAAACAAGGCATTTGTTTAATGAACTTCGTAAAGCAGTTTTAGAAAAAAACTTACATTCAATTTTTAGAGTTATACAAGCAATTGATGGAAATGAAAATATTGATTTAATTCGTAATACAGTTATTAATAAAGGTGATGACATTGAAGTATTAAGAAAAACATTATCACTTTTTGTTAAAAGTGAAACATTAGATACATTAGTAAAAACATTAAGAACATTTCCTGAAAGTGCTATTAAAGATGCATTTGCTAGAGGACAATTACATAGTAAAAAATGGTTAGTATCAGAAGTTGAAAAAATTGGTATGCATTTAGGTACAGTATTTTTGTGTGCTGGCTGGTATGGTACATTGGCGACAATGTTATTTGAATCTCAGAAAGTACACTTAGATAAAATAAGAAGTTTTGATATTGATTCTACTTGTTGGCGTATTGCAGAGTCAATTAATAAACCATGGGTCATGGAAGAATGGAAATTTAAAGCAACAACACAAGATATACATAAAATTAATTTTAACGAACATACGTATAAAACATTAAGATCAGACGGTACAGAAAGAGAATTATTTGATAAGCCAAACACAATTATTAATACAAGTTGTGAACATATAGAAAACTGGAAAGACTGGTGGGATGGTATTCCTAAAGGTAAAATGTGTATACTACAATCAAATGACTATAAAGAATTACCAGAACATATTAATTGTGTTAACGATGTTAATCATTTTAAATTAATTGCTCCTATGACAAATTATCTTTACACAGGTGATTTGCCGTTAGGAAAATATACGAGGTATATGCTCATAGGTATTAAGTAATGCCAAAGTATGTATATATATTAAAGTCAACTGAACAACCAGTATTATTTCGAGAAACTAATCAAATATTAAGAATTCCAATGAAAGAAGATGAACTTTCTGTAGTACATGAAATTGAAGAATGGATAAAAGAAAATTGTTCACACAAAGCAAAGATAGAATCCTTTGATAATTACGATTATACTGGTAATGATAAAATCACAATTAACTTTGAAAGTAAAGAGGATATGTTACTTTTTAAGTTAAAGTTTGAGTAGTAAATACATATATGTACAGACAAGAAGATATACGAACAGTTCATTTAGAAATTACGGCAAAATGCCAAGCGGCTTGCCTACAATGTGATAGAAATGTAAATGGTGGAGAACTTAATCCAAATATAAATTTAGATGAGTTATCATTAGAAGATTGTAAAAAAATATTTCCACCTGAATTTGTACAGCAATTAGATAGTTTGTTTATGTGTGGTAATTTAGGTGATCCTGTAGTTGCAAAAGATTCATTAGAAGTAATGGAATATTTCCGTAGTCAAAATTCAAACATATGGTTAAGCATGAATACAAATGCTGGTGCTAAAAAACCTGAATGGTGGAGAGAACTTGCACGAGTAATAGGAAGAAAAGGTCATGTAATTTTTAGTTTAGATGGATTAAAAGATACTAATCATTTGTATAGACAAAATGTCAATTGGGATATATGTATGGATTCAGCACAGGCATTTATAGATGCTGGTGGTAGAGCAAGATGGGATTATTTAATATTTGGACATAATCAACATCAAGTAGAACAAGCAGAAGAATTATCAAAACGTATGGGTTTTGAAAAATTTATGAGTAAAAAAACTGGTAGATTTTTTAGTAACGTAAAAGCAAAAGGCAAAGAAGAACATCAAGGTGTAAACCGTAAAGGTAAAGAAACACAAAAACTTACAAAGCCAGATGAAAAATATGTAAACAAAGCTCTTAAAAAATTAGATCCACTTGTAGAAAAATATGGTTCTATGGATGAGTATTACAATCAAGCAAAAATTAATTGTAAAGTATTAAAAGATATGAATGTATATGTTAGTGCAACAGGACACCTAATGCCGTGTTGTTGGGTAGCAGGACAAATGTACAAATGGTGGGAGAAGCCAGGACAAAATCAAATCTGGAGATTTATAGATGAAGTTGGAGGCTTAGACGAGTTATCAGTTTTACAACATGGATTTAAAAAGGTATTAGACGGTAAATTTTTTAATAATATAAAGTCAAGTTGGAAGAAAGATTCTTGTACAGGCGGAGATGGAAAATTAAAAGTATGTTCAGTTAAATGTGGTACAGAATTTGATCCATTTGGTGCACAATTTGAAGATAACTTCGTTACAACAACAAGGTAAATATATAAAATGAGCAATAATAAACTACCATCAAAAACTTTTTGTGCTTTACCATGGATGCATTTATCAACTAGACCAGACGGTAATATGCGTGTATGCTGTACAGCGAACGCAAGTTCAGTAGGTGCAACTAACGATAAAAAACATGGTGGGCAAGTAGGTGTATTAAAAACAGCAGACGGTAAGCCAGCAAACTTAAATAATTCAAATTTAATGGAAGCATGGAACAACGACTACATGAAAAATGTCCGTAAGCAAATGCTTAATGGGGAACAACCAGCAAGTTGCTTAAAATGTTATAAAGAAGAAGCGGCCGGACATTTAAGTAAACGTCAATGGGAAACTGATAAGTGGACAAGCATATACTCAGTAGATGAAATTGTTGGAGAAACAGCAGAAGATGGCGGTATACCTCCTAAGATTAGATATTTAGATTTACGTATGGGATCTAAATGTAATTTAAAATGTATAATGTGTTCGCCACATGATTCATCATTGTGGGTGAAAGATTGGATAGATGTATATCCTACTATTGAAAATAAAGATCTAAAACAAACAATGGGTTGGGATAACAAAGGTAAGCAACATGGAGCAAATTACAATTGGCATAAAGACAATCCAAAATTTTGGGATCAACTGTATGACCAAATACCTCATATGTATCAATTATATTTTGCAGGTGGTGAGTCAACAATTATTGAAGAACACTATACACTATTAGAAGAAGTTATTAAACGTGGTTATGCTAAACAAATTGAAATAAGATATAATTCAAATGCTTTAGAAACACCACCAAGATTGTTTGAATTATGGAGTCATTTTAAAAAAGTAATATTTCATTATAGTGTAGATTCTATTGGCGAAATGAATGACTATATACGTTTTCCAAGTAAATGGGATCATACTGTAAAGCAGTTTCATTTGTTAGACAATACAGATGATAATGTTGAAGTTACTATTGCCTGTGCAGTACAGGCATTGAACATTTACTACGTGCCAGATTTTATAAAATGGAAACTACAACAAAAATTTAAAAAAATTAACATATGGCCTTTTGGTGCAGGAATGATTAATTATCACTTTGTGTATTGGCCAGGACATT